GTGGAGAGATGAATCCGTTGTTAACTAGCTCATTATATCTCTCAATTAAGGCTTTCTTATTGTTATCCAATAAGTTTATATAAGACTTAATTTTCTGTGCTTCACTTGCATCTATGATTCCATCTTTAAAGGTAGTATGAACTTCTGTCTTCAATGCAGTGGTAGCATCTTCTACCCCTTTAATCTCATCTGCCATCTCGCCTTTGATTTGGTCAGAATAGTCTTTTGCGTTCTTTTCTGCTCTAGTAGATTTAGTCTTAGAAATTGCTTCAATTGCAAGTTCCAATTGCGTTGTCAATAGCGCAAGTTTTTGGTTGTAGTCCTTAAACTTTGTATTGATAAGTTCTTGCTCTTCTGGAGTACCTAATTGATCAAGAATAGCATCATTGATAGTCTTGATTAGGTCATTGTAAGAGCGGTCATAATCTATCTTAACAGTAACAAGGTTAGTCTTGTTCTGTGCAGGCAAGTCAACATTGTTATACGTAGAGTCATATCTTTTATCTAAGCCTTGTTTGGATGTATCAAGAGTGTTTAAATAAGTCTTGATAGATGATAACTCATTCTCCTGTATGATACCGTCACGGAATGCACCCTTGATTTCTGTATCTAGGTCAGTTACAGACTTCTTAACGCCATCTACTTCAGCGTTTAGTATAGTCTTAACACCCTCTGCTGCTTGGCTAGCAAATGTCTTAGCTTCTTCTAGAGCTACTCCTGTTTTGTTAGTTGCAATATCATCAATTGCTTCATAGATAGCAGAAGTAAGTACAGCAGCTGCATTGTTGTAGTTAGCGAAGCTATCATTAACGTGTCTAGCTTCTTCTACAGTTGCTTTTCCATCTGCAATAGCATCATTGATAGCTTTGATAAGTAGGTCAAACTTCTCATCATGGCTAGCCTTAGCACTGATTAAGCCTTGCTTATCATTGGCGTTCATGAATTCATTTTCAATAAGGCTCTTATACTCTTTATCAAAACGGGCTTTGTTAGTGTCTAGAGTATTTATGTAAGACTGGATACGTCTTGCTTCAGTCTTAGTAATAATACCATCAGAGAAAGCACCTTCAATATTAGTTTCCAAGCCTTCAATAGTGTCACCCATAGCCTTGATGTCATCATCTATTTGTTCTTTTAACCTGTTGGCATAGTCATTAGCTTCATTTACTACGTGTTGCAGGTCTTCTTGGGATACTCCGCCACCTGCTACAGTTACCCACTTACCGCCTAATCTGACCTTCATACTAGCCATTTCGTCTCATCTCCTTCAAGTCTTGTAATACTTTCTCTGCTCTTCTGTGTATCACCTCTATTTCTTCCTTCATTTGCCTGACCTCGAATAGCTCTTGTTGGGCTTGGGTCTTTATTATTTGAGCTTCTTCTAGGTCTTTCTGTGCTTGTATCTTCATATCTGCTACCTTTTGTTCCTCTGCCGTAGGGACGAAAACTATACCCCCACTCTCCAGTACCTTCATTTCTGGCATACCAACATCCCCTTTCTGTAAATTTAAAAGTGCATAAAGAATGGACAGGTATAATATACCTGCCCAAACTCATTACTTCATAATATTAATGAACCTTCTAGCAGTAGGTCTAATTACCGCATTAGGTGTGGATAGATTTAAGCGTGCTTTAAACTTCTTAGCATTCTTATTTGCTGGTACAGCTACCTCATGGTTATATCGGATATAATCAGAAGATACCTGTTGACTACTTACTAGAGGGGGTGTAATCCAAGTAGCCCCATCGTCATAACTGAACTGTGGAGTTACCGTACACCCAGCAGGTAAGTGAGCATCATAAGTTTGCTTAACAGTAGTGTAGACTTGAGGCATCTCTACTGTACGTCCTAGGTATGAACCTGTCTTACCTGACATGAATCCTACTAAGGTGAAGCTATCCTTAGACATTAATGGAGACATATTCTTTTCAGACTTGAAGGTAGCTTTCAGCTTAACCTTACTAACAATCTGTGATAAGTCATGTGGCTCGTAGTTAGCTAGTGGAACGTACATTCCATCATCTAAGCTAACTTCCCAGATACAGCCTGTATTAGCAGGTACTAGGTAGTCTGCAAGAAGTACTAGACGGTCTGCTCCTAAGTTAGAGATAGGGTCAAACTCAATTACTCCTGTAGGCTGGAATTCAGCTTTGTATATCTTGAACTTCATGTTCATAGACTGGTGAGCAGTCCATGTCTTAGCGTTCTTAGAGCTGAATAACATACCAATTAGGTATGGCTGTTGAGTAACCTGTACTCCAGTAGTAACATCCTTCTGACCTAAATCACATACCCACATAGCATGTTTGTCATTGTCCGACAGAACCACTATACAGTATTGGATGTTAGCTTGACACATAACAGGGTCATCGAATGTAATCTTAGTTTCTAAGATAGCGTTAGAGCTAGTCTTGATATCTGAAGGTTGTAGAACCTTCTCAGCATAGATAACGTTACTTGGATAACCATTGACTACGTTACGAATCTGTACCGTACAAGGTTTTGTGTCATGCTTGGCAGAGAAGTAAACCCCTACAGAAGTCATTAAAGTGTCTCTATCGAACTCAAATGTCTGTGCTAGTGGATCGACAGGTACTAGGGTAATACGTTTAGTTAGGATAGTGTCTGTAACTGTTCTCTTAGTACCAATAGATGTGAATGAAGCTACCGCAGAGTTAGTACTGTTTCGTAACATAACTTCACGAGTACCAGTCTTAACACCAGCAGGTATTCTGAACTTAGCCCACACTTGACCAGAACTATTAGCCCTAACAGTACCAGGATTAGCACCCGACACACTACCTTTAACAGGAGTAAGTGGTACACGAACACCATCGAACGTTAGCTCTAGGTTATCTGCTGAAGGTTGTAAGTTCTCACAGAAGATTTCTATGTCAATCTGTCTCATGACAGTAATAGCATCTTCTAGGATACTACGAGACTTCTCAACCTTAGATACAGTTGTTCTAGGTGAAGTATCTACTGTCTCACCTGGTGTCCAAGGTGGTCTCCAGTCTCCTACTGTTCTCCCATCATCCATCTTAAGGTCTAACAGGTCTTGTACCCAAGGTACTGCTTCTGGGTGTCCCCACCAACGATAGAAGTTACGTACGCTATATTCAGTGTTCTCAATCTTGATATAGCTTTCATCCACCCAGTTATCTGAAGCAGGTGTAAGCTTCAAGCTAGAGAATACGTTGAATGATAGATAGGGGTTGACTAACATTGATTGAGTAGCATATGGCTGCTCAATGCCTACAACCTCGTTCATAGGAGCACCTATTAAACGACCAAATGACTTAATATTAGACAAGTCCATATTAATATTTGGCTTGATGTCCTTAGTTGTATCTGTAGGTAACATGATTACTCCATCTTCCAATGAATACATAATATTGAAGTTTGGATGAGATAAATCACCACGTGTAACAGACCTAAAGCTATCAGAGAAGATACCTTTTAAATCTGAAGGTAGTTCTCCTGCCATTGCATCACGGTCAAGGGCTGTTATTGCTTGGTTATACTCCAAGTCATCAACACGTCTAGCTAGACGTTGAATCTCTCCCATTTCCATTCTTGTTATGGCATTGAATTTAGTCTTAGCAGTCTTATTATTTGGTCCAGGATTTATATAAACCGCACCAAGGACTAACTGTTCATCACTAGATGGTTGTGGAGCTACTACGTTCGATTCTACATCACTCTGACCTTGAGTTACTATTACATTACCATAACGGTCGATAGACACTAAGTCAGCACGTGGTAAGTAGAACTGGTAGTCAAGGTTGACCTGTGTATTATTAACAGGCTTATCCCCTGCAAGCCACTGAATGTAGTCTTTTGTTACGCCCCATCCATCAGTGATAGTAGTAAGCTTATAATCTGTGTTGTTAACAAAGTTCTTTCTATACTTGTATGTCACAGAGTACGTAGAACCAGTAGCAGGTTCAAGGGCACCTACGCCACCAACACCCCAGTCTACTTTATCAGCAGACAACTGATAATCTGCTCCCTTAGTATAGCCAGTGATGGATACGATATCAGCTACAGGAGTCTTACTTAGTGAGTCCATACCATTAATAGTAGCACCTCTTGTAACGGTCTCTGTAATTTGTACCTCACCAGATACACGGTCTATACGTTTAGCAGGAGCGTTATTCAATGGGTACTTGTCTTGGTTTCCTAAGTATATCTGTGGTTCATTCTGCACAACACGAGTATCTAAAGCCTTGGGGATAATCTTCTTGACAGGGGTTACCTTAATAACTTCATAACCCATTATATATGCTGTACCAGCTTCTACTATAACTCTCATGTTATTGGCATCGTGCTCTTCAGCACTTAAATCTAAACCAACCACTCGGTAGTTACCATTAGTATCTCTAGTACGTTTAGCTAACATATCCATCAATCCACTATCGAATTGGGGTCTTGCCATTTCTAACTGTAGCTCCCCTTCATTAAACTCATAGATAGGAGAAGCATCAGGGTCATTGATTTTAAGCTCAACACTAGACTTAACCCTATGAGCACCTGGTTGTCCATAGTTACCCATATTAAGGGCTGGGTCTGTAAGGGAGATGTCATTAGCTTCTGTAATTATCTCTTCTTTCAGCTTAACACCTACAATTTCTTTACCCTTTTTAGTAATAGGTATCTCTTGGGCATCAAACAGATGAACCACACCTTTAAGGTATACCTTACCTGCTTCAATCTTTATTGTGTTACTAGTCAGAGTCCAACCCATCCCAGACACTACAGAACCGTCTCTGTACAGTGTATCTGATACTCGTTTAAGATACTCATACATGATTGTCTGCATTTGAGTAAACTCACGTGCTTGGGCTACCCTACCTGGTACAAAGGAAATCTTACTGTACTTCTTGGCTGGGTCAAAGTCATCGTAGTAAGGAGCGTCTTTATTAATCATATGGTTTTCATCTCCTTTTCGTTCAGTTCTACTATTCTAATTTCTAATAAAATATCCCTGCCCGCATATTGCGGTACAGGGTATGATTAAGGTTGTGGCTGTAGATTAGGCACATATTCAATTATAAGTCTTATACCTGCACCTTTAACACTACGAACCAATAGGTCAGCTTCTGGTGTAAGTTGCTTATTTATCTTCAGTACTACTACTGCAAGCCTAGTGTACTCAGCGTCTTGTAACTTGTGTGTTCCGCTTAGGGGGGACATGTTGTGTATAAACAAGTCCTTATAGGTCTCATAAGGCACTACAATTGTATCCTCCCCCATTGCTTCCTTAACAGCTGCTACTAGTGCTGGAATAGTACTCTTGGCTCTGGTCATTTTCAGCTTAATTCGGACTCTATACTTTTCATCTGTTTCATTGAGCTTCCTACTAACCTCAAACCAAGAACCCCATTCTTCTAGCCACTCACCAGTAGCAGTGTCTATAATATATTGGAGTTCTAGTTCTGTTAGGTCTGATTCAGCCTTATCAAGGGACTTCTGCCAAGCACCTGCTAGGTTTCCTAACTCCCCTTTAGACTTTCTATTAAAGAAGGAAGCCAGTTTACTAATGAATGCCATGTAAACCACTCCTACTCTATATTTATAGTAAGCTTACCAGGTCTTACTAGTTCATTCTCTACTGCTATAACGTCCTTGTCAATACTAAGATTAACGTTCATTATAGCATTGTAGTCTAAGTTCATTATGAACCTCACTAACTCAGCTCTTAGTAAAGGTTTGCCCACCGTATACTTTTCTAAGAAGGTACTAACAGAGTTGTAGATGATTAGAGCATATGTGCCTTTATCAAACCCATTCTCAATAGCAACCTTGATGTCAATGTCTACCGTCTTGATATTAACCTTTGATACAATGGGTTTGATTCCCCCACACTTGTAATTAGGTAGGAGGTTCTCTACTTGTGCTTGTAGTGGAGCAGGTAACTGACCTTGTGCATCATGAACATAAATATAGATAAGACCTACATCCTCTTTCACGTTAACCCCAGCAACGTCAGGTATTTGAGACACCCCATACTTTATGGACTCAACTGTACCCCTTTGTAAAGTACCAATGAAGTTACTGAAGCGCTTCTTACGTTGTTCAGTAGTCTCTTCAGGTAAGCCTGTATGGAAAGGTGATAGGTTGTACATACGCTCTACCATTGGCAATGGAGACATTACACTACGGATAGATAGAGGTGGTACGTTACCAACCTCCCCTGCTTCTGTACACTGAACTTTGACATCTACAGAGGTTTCACCTATAGGAACAGTCTTATCCTCTAGACACTCAAAGTAGATAACCTTTCCCTTTACTGGAACTGTGTAGAATGTGTGTCCTTTACTGATTGTAAATACTAGGCTTAAAGGCGCTTTAAACTCTAGAGTTAACAAACCAGTAGCTTTAACAGCAGGTGTCTTACTGAAACCAAAGCTAGTATACAGAGAGCCTTCTATAGCTTCAGCATGACCCCTTTTCATTTTGAAGTATAGTTGCTCTATCTCTGTAGCCAATGCTTCAAATAGAGTTCTCACTATAGACCCTGGATTGAAGTTAGTAATCTTACTACCAGCAGTTACCATATAACCTGCCATGTCAGACACTATCTCTTTCATAGTCTTTATTTTCATCTGTCACACCTCCTATATAATGCCATGTATTCTAGTTTCCCCTACATCTGTGATGATGTCGCATTCAATGATAACACCATTGTCAATAGGCTCTACTTTAATGTTGGCAACATCTAGTACTCTAGCATCGCTCTTGAATGTCCTTGCTACCTCTATACTCATCTTAACTCGCCACTCATCTGTTCTGACAGTACCTATTAACATTGGCATGTTACTACCATAGTCTGGATGATAAGGGAGAGTGCCTAGAGGTGTAAGTAGTCTGTGGAATAAGTCCTGTTTAAGGGTTTGTACTCCATCTATTATAGCAAAGTCTCCATCTTGAGCTATAAGGTCACCGTTCGTACCATTTGTTAGACTGAACTTGTCAGTGGTTAGCAAAAGGTCTTGACCATACACTAAGCTAGGGTCAGATTCCATACCCTCGCCCATAGGGATTAATAGATAATCCCCAGGAGCTACTACACCTTTACTAGAGAGAGTATCAATGAATGGATAAGCCAAGTCATTCAAAAGAGCTAGTTCAGTCCATTTAGCAGCGTCTCCTAGCTCATTCTGGGCTATCATTTGTATTGTGTCACTGTGCTTGACCAAATACTTACGGTATTTCATTAGTATCCCTCCTGTTCAGGCAGTAAGTAAGCGTAGTGTTTAAGGAACATCAGGGACATCTTTAAGGTCTTTAGTACCTCTAACAGGTCATAGTTCACTTTGTCTTTAGTAGCTAAGAATGAAGCAAGCACCCTACAATTGGTTATGACCTTGTCTGCATGTGAAGAGTCTAGAGTCTTTAGCTCTATAGCATTCTTGTACAGGCTGAAAGCTTCCAAGTAAAGGCTTCTGATAGTGAGATAAGCAGGTACATGAGGCTCTCTAGTTAGAGTTAGAAGAGGGCTTGTTACCTCTCTACTATCAGTTATACCCAGCACATAGTATGGGTCTCCTGACCTCATCCCTATATAAGTAAGGTAGGATTCATAAGCTACCTCTGGAGTATAATACTCTTCAATTAGGTATGAAGAAGGAGCGTCCTGTATAACTTCAGTGTTGGACAGGACTGCCCCAGTACCAGCTATATCTAAAGACTTGGTGATATCTGTAGCTGTAGTTATAGTTACCTTACCATCCGTATCTCCCAATACAGCGCTAATGTTACACATAGTGTCTAACAAGTAGTTAAGAGCCTTAGAATTCATATTAGCAGAGATATAGTCTTCTGATGGATTAGCATACATATCATCACTGCACCCTTCCCTGTCGTATTTCAACGGATCTACCTTGACTAGCAGGAGCACTAGCATCACGTTGACATATTAGCTCAAGCTGGTATTGATAAAGCAATGGTCTAGCTACAGACCTAAATAGTCTGAAAACCTTAGGTATTACTACGTAGTGCTGTTCATCCGTGTAGTTATGGAATATCATTTCCTTATCTGCTGGTATAGTAGAGCCAGGAGGTAGTTTAGTGTAGTAAGCTTCTACCATTGCTTGTAACTCTCTAAACTTCTTGAAACCACTAGTAGGGTCTCCTGTACCATTCTTCCAACCAGTAGTACCTTTCATGCTGATATTAGCAATACCAGCACCCCAGTCATCTACCCAAGCCCCACCTTTAGTTTGGGTAATAGCCACCCTGCTAGGTTGAGACTGGTCGTATTCCTCTGGGTTTAATGCTAGTTTAAAGGATTGACCATTGAAGATGAACTCCATACGTCTAAGTTTGTTCTTTCCATCGTTTTGTGCATTCATGGCTTAGGCACCTCCGTTGGAATGCTTGTGTCTAACCAAATTAACCCGTCCTTTGGGTTTGGCGGTTCTTCGCTAGAAACCAATACTGGAAAAGCTTTACCGTTCTGGGTTGTTATATTTAGTTCTCCATCTGCTCGTAAATTAATATCCCCATCAACGGTTACTCTGACATAGGTATCTGTAGAATTCTCTAGTGCTATGTCCCCTAGCTCGCTTATCTCTATCATAGACTCATTGCCATCTACAGACCTCTTAATAATGGTTCTACCTGTTTCTTCGATGACTAGCTCTACAAAGTCTTTACCCTCACCATGCTTAGAGCTATCTAGTTGTCTACGAACTTTGTACTCCCCACGTGCACCTAACTCTTGGTAAGTTATGGCTTCATCGTTGGTATCTCTAGTCACCCTAAGCATTCCGTCACTATTAAGGAAGAACTTAGTCCAAGTAGTGTCAGTATCCTCAAAGCTAGTTCTATAGTTAAAGAGCATTTTAACAGGGTATGCAGTATTCTCTGTTTTAGCAGAACGAGGTCTATATGTCATAGGGTCACGCTCTGTTAAGTGTTGGTGGTCAAACCCTCCATGCTCATCTGATATCTCACTGTATAAGTCTGGGTCAATCTTTAGAAAAGTCTTAGAAGGGTGGGACATCTCCACAGAACCTATACCATCTATCATTGTGTAGAATTGAGATGGGTGTACATTGAGGTACTTTAGTGCTTCCCTCATATCCTCTAGAGAACTGTCAGGTCTTAGAGGGTATCTGTTAGGAAGAATATTAAATTCATCCATTTTGTTATTGTGAGTACTACCAATGATAATTGGTTGTGTGTATACTCCATCTAAGAAGGCAACCACTACTAGCTGACCTTCTTGGATAGGGTACATGACACCAGATGTTCCTATTGTTGTATCATCAAAATGAGCACCTTGAGTAAGTATCTTAGCACTATACTTACCTTCAGATTCTTCACTGGAACGTATGGTGTCATTAGTTTTAATCAACTGCACATCTGCTGTATGGTGCTTATGGTGGACTTTGATAACCTTAGCCAAGGACATAAAGTTAAGTCTGTCCTGTGGCTTGTAGTTATCCTTAAATTCCCTACCAAGATGTGGTTGAAATTGCATAGCAATCACCCTTTCCCGTATCTTAGTACCTTAACAAAGACTTCCTTCTTACCGAAGTTATTCATAGCCTTCTTAACTGCTTCTGCATTCCTAGGTGGTCTACCTTCCCAGTAGATATCAATACGGTTACCTTTGATTGCACTACCTGTATCCTGTGCAGTATAGGTACCATTGACTGCTGGATAGGAAGGACAAGTAATCTGTACTTGACTGTGTAGTGGTATGACTTTAGGGTCAACCGCTATAGTAACACCTTCTACAGTAGGAGCACCTACAGCAGTAGTGGTGTTTGGTGAGTAATTGTCAATGTTTGGTGAACTGTATACAGTCGCTATGAACTTAGTACCACCAGCACCAGCAGATACTTGACCATTACCTGCACCCCCAGCACCACCACCTGCACCTCCTCCCCCAGTAGAGGCTGCTAGTACACGTCTACCCATCAGCCAGTGGGCAGTAGCATAGGAATTACTTAGAGCAGTTAGGGTAACTGACTTAGAACTAGAGTTCTCAATAAAGTTACCGTTACCTACATAAATACCTACGTGAGAAACCCCATAGATATATCCACTATTGTAAGTATTCTTGAAGAATACTAAGTCACCTGGTTGTAGATTTTGCTTAGATACTTCAGTACCTTTCTTAACCTGTTCCCCAGTAACCCTTCCAATATCTATACCTGCATAAGTTTTGTAAACGTATTGAGTGAAAGATGAACAGTCTAGAGCACCTGATGCAGGGTTACCTCCACCGAACGTATAGTGAACTCTCACACCATTGATACCATTTTGTAGGATACTCTGGGCACCTGCTACTACCTTCTGTGCAGCACTACCATCTATACCTACTCCTAATCCACCACCTAGTCCAGGTATTAAGCCCCCTAGCAGACCGCCTCCACCGAACATACCTCCAAATATCTGACTCCACAAGTCATTGAGGTTAGGTAAACCGCCACTAGCTTTTTGCTCTGCAATAGTACTGTTGTCACCTAAGAAGCCATGACCTTCATACTGTTCGAACTTGCCTACTGGTGGGCTAAAGCGTTTAGATGGTTCACATCCTCGGATTACTCCTAGAGTTGTAACCCATGCACCAAAGGTATTGAAATTCTGGGTAACTGACTTAATGTAGTATTCAATAGTGGAATTGTCTTCTACCGATTTATATACAAGTCTTGTTCCTACCTTGTATTTGTTACTGCCTTTTACAACGAGATTTCCGCTATAGAAATGGTTATTAAGAATATTCCAATTATATAGGTCTTCCATAAGACCTTTCATCAAGTCAACAGAACCAGTACCGTTACCATTAGCAGGTGTTGTACCCGTAGAACCATCTTGGTTTGTAGTAGTTTGGCTACCGTTACCAGCATTTGGTTGGCTAGGGTCAGTAGGAGTAGTTGGATTGGTTGGGTTAGTACCAGTACCTCCGTTGTTACCTCCAGTATTACCGCCTACACCTGGAGGGTCAGGATTAAGTGGAGCACCAGTAGTACCACCAGCACCTACACCTGTACCGCCTGCACCCGTTCCCCCTCCAGTAGGAGTACCATTTACCGCTAGGTAAGAAGTCTCTACTGTCAAGCGTCTGATGCCATATTTATTCTTATAGGGTGGATACCAGTATGGACGAACCCCAAAGGTCTTAAACATATCATCTGGAGCCATTAACGTCTTGGCACTTACAGAGAACATTGTGTAAGTCTCTAGGTCTCCTCTGCCTGTATCGTCCGTCACTACGTCTTGGTCTCCAATTTCTACAGAAGGCAACTTATCCCACTTGTCCTTATTGAAAGGAGTCTCTCTAATGACCATAGTAGGGGAGCCATTCTCTACCTCGTAGAATATCTCATGGAAAGGCTTTTCTGCTATAGCATTGTACATACCTAGCAAACTGCCTTGCCATGCCATTAAACCAGACGTGTCTAGTAATTTCATATCTTTTCTTGCACTAAACTTAGTTTTCAGTATGTCGAATAAAGCTTTAGAGCCTTTCCACTTGTAGTTTATGAAAGGCTTGGCTATCTTATCGTATGCTGCTTTTGCTAGCTGGTCTGGGGTTGCTTGGTCTAGTGTAATACCAAGAGTCTGAACCCAACCTAGTTTTTCGATATTGAACTGTGCTTCAGGCACGATACCAATATCAAACTGTATGAATGCTTTAGCAAACCCTCTGCCCTTTACTGAGATAGTACGAGACGGTGCATCGTTGTTAGCGTCTACAGTCTTGCCTGCAAAATCTACTAGTCCAAACATAACTTCAGCCAAGGCTTCAGGTGGTCTGCACATTTTGATAATTAACATATCATTTGCAGTAATCCACCTATGCCAAGGCTTTCGGTTAGTGAGGGTTATATTGAATACAGGAGCATCTTCCCCTATATCTCTATTAGTGTAGACCGCCACAATGTCATTGTCTACCTTACTATTAGGGTCAGCTACACCTCTTGCTACTAGCTGACCCTCTTCAGTAAAGAAAGTGACCTCGGCATTAGGTTTATATCGTTGAACTACCATGATATAACCTCCCTATTCTCGGCTCTGGTCTCTGGATAGATTCATACCTCCAAATGCAGTTGCCCCTCCATTACCACCTTTACCCATGAGGATATCAGTTGCAGTAGAGAAGTAGTTAGAGATACTACCTGAAACCTTGTATTCATTGTCTGGAGATAAGTTGTTGCCTGTCCATTCAACCCTAACAGTGTGCTCTATTTTAACTAACTTGATGTTAGTGTCTACGTCCTCTTTAGAGGATGCTTTAGAGCCAGGAGTAGATTTAACTCCATCCTTCTCCTTAGTTAGGTATTCCTGTACAGACTTATCCTTGACTTTAATACTGTCCACCTCTAGCTCTTTCTTAGTGCTATCGGTTCCCTCATCCTTCTTAGCTTCTGGTATTGGCTTGGCAGTGTCTTTTTCAGTTTTAGGTAGAGGTTCGGCTTCTTTCTTTTTAACCTCTTTTTTCTTAGCCTCTTCCTTCTTCTTATCTTCTTCCTCATCACCAGTTAGCCAATTCCATCCACGTACAAAGGCATTACGTTTTTCCTCTTTGTAGTACTCATCCTTACCAAATGGATCTAGCATAGGCTTAGGCTTTAGCTGTCCTTTGTCGTGTCCGAATAACCAGTCCCCTGCGTCATCCCCTAAGTCAGCAGCCCATGTCATACTACCTACAGTAGCTAGTGGACCGAGTACCTTTCCTCCTAGGCTCTTTGCTCCATTCCAGAAGCCACCACCAGCAGGAGCGCCACCACTAGGAGGAGTACCTCCTCCACCACCGCCTTTAAAGAGACCTTTACCCCAGTTCCAAGCCTTAGAGCCACCACTCTTAGCAGAGTTCCATAAAGAGCCTGCACCAGACTTAGTAGAGTTCCAAAGGTTACCAGCAGTATTCCTAACATTGCCTAAGAAGTTACCTCTAGGAGAGGTACCTGGTGCTCCACGTTGCTGACCTATGTCAGGTCTTAGTAGATTAGTCAAGCCCCTAGATAGACCTGGTCTACCATACTTACCCATCATGTAGGTTCCACCTAGAGCCATAGCAGACATGCCACCGAATGCTACCCATGGATTAAGAGAGTTAAATGCCTGCCCAGCATAGCTAGAGATACCTGACCAGATATTACCTCCAGTTTCAGTACCAGTTCGCTCATACCCTGCTTCATTCCCTGTCCAGTTCTTAGATTCAGCGTTATCCCATGCTTTTGCCTTTTTCGCTAAGTCTTTCATACCTGCATCTTCAAGTTCCTTAGAAGTAGGCATTTTCCCTTGCTCCATCTTCTCTAGGAAGCCAGATTCAATAAGTTTCTGACTCTCTTTCTTAGATACTCCAAGACCTTGGGATAGGGACATACCTGCTACTGCCTGACCTTGACTGGTCTTCAATACATCCTTACCATAGGTAGCTTTCAAGCCTTTTACTAGGTCAGTGATGTTTTTAGGGTTTGATATACCCTCTTCTTGTTGCAGTTTCATTTTCCAAGTACCCTCTACTCCTAAGAAATCAGAGTTACCATTACGCATTAATACGTCTAAGGTATGGTTACCTTCCTTGAAACCTGCATCCATAGTTCCTAGTAACTTAGAGCCACGCTCACCTTTAAGCTCTGGAGATAGCTGACCTAACATGACTTGTGCAGATAACATGTTCTTGAACTGGTCATCCTTAAATTCTGGTAGCCCTCTACTCACTGATTGTGCTAGAGAAGTAGTCGCTCTCATCATTTCCTCTTCTCGACCACTCATCTTGGTTTTAGCTACAGCACCACCTATCAAGTCTGATAAGCGTTTCATTTGCCCCTCATCCATAGCCCCCATACGTTGGAGCATACTACCCATATTAGCAAGTTGGTCAGGGTTAGTACCCGTATTACGTCCAAATGATTGTGCTGATTCAGTATCTGCATCTAGCTTGTCTAGATTAGTCCTACCACCAGCAGCCAATATGGACTGTGTTTGTAGAGTTTCCCCTGTTTTATACTGATTCTTTAAGCCTACATTTACTGCTCTCTCACGGAGGGTTTCATCATTGCCACCTTCACCGTAGCCAATTTTCTGCCCCATTTGAGAAGCCTGTAGTTCCTGTGGTCTCAGTATATCAGCGTATCGGTTACCATAATTGAACATCTGACCTATACTAGCAATAATACCTGCTGACTGTACAGCAGAGGTAACCCCGTAGAGCATACGCTCGGTTACAGGGTCACGTTCATGCATTCTATCTATACGGTCACGGTTATCATTACGTTGTTGTATAGAGGGATTCATCTGGTCTATAACTGAACGTAGGCGTTGCATTTCAGCTTCATTAGAACCAGATTTAATTTTGTCCCTATCAGCAGTAGCTTGGTCTAGCCTAGACTGATAGAACTGCTGTACCCTAGGGCTTGCTACATCGCCCCACTTATTGCCCCCTTGAGCATTCCTAAGTTGTTCCTGATACTTCTTAATCTTCTTCTGATTTTCCTCTACCTTACGTCCATAATCCGCTTCCATACGTTCCAAGCGTTTATAGTGCTTATCATAGAGTTGTTCAGTTTCACCTAGGATTTTTCTGTACATAGAGACTTGTCTGTAGGAGAGTAGCCCTCCCTGAGAGTGCTCACCCTGGTTAGCTAAGTCCTTTAGCTTGGCTACCTTGCTTTCCAGTTGCTTTATGTCAGAGAGGGCATCTGTAGTATCAGCCCTAAACTTAATATCAGCATCTGTCCGATTTCTAGCCATCTACTACACCTCCTCAAATTCGTCCTCTTCTTTCTTACCTGTAGTATCCTGTACAACCTCGTCATCATCCATGTTATCCCATGCATGTTTGAAGTCTGGGTCTTCATAGTGTTCAGGCTCATCTTCCTTATAGTCAGGGTCATTAGCAGCCTTAACTACATCCTCTTCCTCTGGGTTATCTAGAAGGTAGTGATGATACATAAGGTCAAATTGCTCGGTTGTCAAGGCTTTATATCTAGGGTCTGTAGACAGAACATTAAACTTGGTCTGTACCCACCACTCGAACCTCGCTTGGCTTGTCTTTGCTATCTCCTTCATTGTTATCTTTTTTATCTGGCTTACGAAAGGATTCCACCCAGTTTCTGTACTCTAAGTAGATAACTTCCCACATAGGATAGTCTACCTTTGAGTTACCAACGTGGAACCATTCAGGTTTCTTATCTAACACTACATCTAGTGTAGAGACAACTGTAGCGATATTGTCTGTGAACTGGTCTACTTCCAACCCACCTTTTAAGCTTGCATATAGACGTCCAATAGCTAACTCATCCATCATATTAGGGTGATGTACTGTGAACATACCTACGAATTCTGGGTCTACATCTGTGAAGTCTGCTTTAAAAGTATGAGTACGTGCATCCCCTTGGTTAATGTCCTGTAACGTGTTAAGTGTAACAGTTTTAATATTCTCTGACATAGTAATACCTCCTTGAGTTTTAATTCATAATAAAAATAGGAGCAGGAGTATGTAAGTTATACTCCTGCTCCCACTATTGTTGGTATTATTAGCTTGCATATAGGTATTGGAAGCTAGCGTTTTCACCTGCGATAGCATTAACTCGGAAGTTCTCACGATAGTTACCAATAGAGCATCCGTGGTAAGAACGAACAATCTCTTTAGTGTACTTATCTACTACCTCGATAGTGATAACATCTTTCTTCAGTACCTCTTCACCCACAGAAGCCATTCCGATACGTGCAAGGTCTTTCTTACGTACGAAGAATCGCTCACATGTTACAGAACCAGTATACTTATTGTGTACGTGTTCTTGTGGCATCATTGAACCGATTTCGTATACACCTTCTGTACCGAAATCACGCTCACCGTCTAAGCCCTGAATCCTACCAACGATTTCACCCCTGATACGGATGTTTATGGTATGACCAGCGTGTACCGTCTGTTTATCTACCATTCCCATAGGTAGTCACCTCCTTAGATTTGTTGTCCCTCTACTAGGTTATTAAACGTACTAGATGGAACAAAGTGAGATGTAACTAGGATAAAGTTGATTGGCTCTGTGATAGCAGCTTCATAATCAACATATACAGCAGTACCTTCGAATCGTACTCGAATGTTACGGTATCCAAGAATTAACTTCTCACGTGTACATTCGTCTAAGACGTTAGTAGCTTCTGTAGTTACAGAAGAATTAGTAGCAATTGCAGAGCTAGAGCCTACAAATGTGTCTTCTAATCTATTTGTAACACGGTCAGAAACTTCATCTGCTGTACGTCCTGTACTGATCTCTACGTTAGGTGTACGTACTGGTCCAAGATACGTTGTTACACCTTGTGCTAGGCGAATTCCACCATTCTGAACTCGTTCCATTACACATACACCTGAAGCGATTAATTCATCAATATCTGGGTCACCTGCTACCAAGTCTACCCCTAAACCAGATATATTGAAGAAGTCGAACGTGATAGGCTCTGAAGTTGGTACTCCAGCTACACGTCCACACACCATAGCAGCAGTCATATATCCTGGTAACAATTTCTTACCACTCTCTACGATTGGGTGGTAAATTGCTGGGTAGCAAAGTACCGCTCTACGGTAGTTCATTGCAGATGCACGTTGTTTAGCTTTAGTCTTATCCTCTGGAGCTTGTGGGTCATCCCCTGCACCACCGAAGAATAAGTACTGCTTCTGTCTACGTGTTTCCATTACTTGCACGTGTGCTGCTGCCTCTGCATGGATAGCACTCTCAGAGGATAGGACACAAAGTAAGTCGAAGAACTCCTTACGTAGTGTACTAAAGTGAGGTGACCATGAAGCAGGTGTAGTACCTTTTTGTCCTCCTGCTAAGTACGTCCAAGGGAAGTTTGCTGGAGTACCCGTGATAGACACATTCACCAATAGGGATGATACGTTTACACGTGTCTCAATACCTATCTTAGCAGACAGTAACGTTTTAGGAGCATTCTTGATAGCTACTGCTGTCACTGTATCTAAAGCAGTTACAGGCATTTTCGCATCAGCCATATTGATGATACGAGCAGAGTATCCAGACATGCTATTGATGTAAGATACTAAAGCATCTACTGTGCTGTACTGTGGAAGCTTACCATCAACAGTTAAGTCTACAGTAGCTGTAGCTGAATCAGCACCAGTCTTAGTAGTCACAACACCAGAAGCTACAGCAATCTCAGCATAAGCCTTAGACCCTGTATAGTTTACTTCTAAGATAGCACCGATGTTATCCCAAGATTCAACGTCATTAGTACTAAAGCGGTATACAGAAACTTTCTTTGTACCTGCAAGAGTACCATCTTCCATCTTAACTTGGATTTCGTTACCTATAGCACCGAACTCCTTAGCAGTCCACTTACCTCCACCTACATCTTTAGTAGCTGCAACTGTTGGGTTAACTAGTAACGTACCAACGATAGATGCACCGCCACCACCTTCTGGTAGAGGAGAGAACGCTAGTTCAACCGCAGTAGGTAGGTCACCACTCTTAAAGTATGCTCTAGCCTTACTTGGGTCTGTCCACCACATTACCTTACCTGCTTCACCAGCATCAGCAGTACCTATTAAGATAGGTCTATTTAAGCTACCAGGAGTAGAGGCTGTCATAGCACTAGTGTCTATGCGATCATAAGCACCTGGATGGATAATTCTACGTCCGTTAAACGTAATACCAGAGTTTTCGTAAGCCATTTAAAACACCTCTCTTATATTGATTTGTACTTGTCTAAACATTCCTGCCACTCTTCTAAATACATCCATTCCGTAGAGCCACAAGTAGACTTAAATCCTGCGCTTGTTACAGCGTCTAGGTTTGTGTGCAACTGAATGAACTCACGGAAATGAATACGAGAGCTAGGAATCTCCTCGACAGGTACTACTTTTGTATCTTCCTTTTTAGTAGCCATTAGGAATCCTCCCTATTATAATACTCTTGATTCACATGGACTTCTGTAACTACATGAAGGTCATCATCGAGTATATCTTTGATAGGGTCTACACTAAATTGACACCAGAAGGTTAATGCTCTTCTGTATACAAACGCTGGTTCAAAGCTACGTACTGGTTCAAAATCTCCACCTGATAGCTTTTGTCTGTAGATGTCTTTCTCATCTATGAGGAAGTCCCTGCCTGATAACATTGCCCACTTAACTAAGTGGTATAAGTCTACGGTCAAGTCTCCATTCTCTGTCCAGACTTCTATCCTATACTCAGCTTCAAACATCGTTCGTACTGTCTCTTGTGCACCACTAGTGTAGCTAAACTCAATAGTAAAGATGTCACCTTCTTCTACAAAGCCCTCATCATGAATAATAATTTTAGACTTTGCATAGTCAACATCATACTGTTCGATAGTCATCCCAGTATCATTATGACGTATACTGTGAACCTTTTGTACATTCGGCTTAGTCAGTTGAATCTCCCATCCTATTGTTCCGTATTTAACAGGTAACCCCACAGTAAGGAAGGATTGGTCATCTCCACTGTACCCCATGTCTCCTAAACCCTCTTCTGTCTCATCCTCTGTGGATAGCATGATAGCTATACAAGGTAATTCAGCAGGTGTTCTAGGGTAGCCTTTCTTTAGAAGAATTTCTTTCTTAGTTAGATATTTGCTTATCATATCCAGCCTTGCCTTATCTAGCTTCACAATTCGACTGATAGCGGAAGGATTCTTTTTAAGCAGGTCTAACTTGTTTTCTATGTTTTCAATGATATAATCCTCGATTAACGGAATCAAGTCTATAACCTCCCCCATTTAAGTTTAACTTTCTTAGGAGTAGCATCTTCAACCTTAGCTTTCATTACTGGTCTAGATACCTCTTTCTCCTCCTGTTTAAACTGTGGATTCTGTATATAGAATTGGTCTTCTCCGTTACCCCATTCTACTCCACGTTTCGTATCCTTTACGAGGGCTTCTAGACTAGCCATATCAACCTGCACTGAAAGTCTCATCTAGTAAATCCTCCCTCTTGATATGGAATTGTGAAGGAAGTCTAACAAAGCTCTCCACCCCTCCACCTTTAGCCATCGTGTAAGTGCCCCTAAGGTCATGTATTGGACCGATAGCAATATACACTGGCTTAGTAGTATAAAGGATTGAGTATCTTTCTTTAGGCTGTAATGCTGAAGGATTGATCCACTCGATATCCTTACCATCGTTAGTCACTAGGTAATCAAAGCCTTCTGTGAACTCCTTGTGTAAGGACTTGACCATGATTACTTTTAGAGCCTGATAATCCAGTCTATCAAGTGCAGTCTCACTTCTAGCTATCACTTCAGAGAATTTAATATCAAAGTCTACAAAAGTGAATTTATCCCTAAACCCTACCATATCTGTACTTAAAGGAGTAAGGTAAGCTGAACCCTGTTCATTGAGACCTATGTGGTCTTGGTCTTTATTACCACTGATACTGGTTACCAATGCTTTAGTTTCCTTTGCACCAAAGTAAGCGTAACCTTTACCCCCACATTCAGGGCAAGCGTAGTCAGGTTGACCAGACCTCATATCAATACAAGGACAGAACATGCCTTGTTCCCATATGACAGTGTAACCTTTTTGTAGTATAGCAGAATCAAATAGTTCGGGCTTTAAGTCAGCCCGAACTTGGTTACCAGTAGGGAGGTTGTAGTTATACGGTTGTGTCATCCTACTTACCTCCTATAGAAGACCCATACTAATACCTAAATAAGTATCTTTTAGGCGTTTCTCTAGGTCTTTCATGTCATCTGAATAGTTCTTAATACGAGCACCAGCACCAGAGAACTCTGGAGACTGTGTAGTACCAATGGATTGAGATAGACCGTCAATACTGATGGTCTGGTTGGCAATACCAGCACCGATGATTAAGTCACCCCATACTTGAAGGATACCAATAGAAGCACGCTTCATAATGTATTCTACTAAGTCATGAGGAATTCTTTCCATACCAGCTTTATAGCTAACTCTCCAGATACCAGGAGCACTAGAGTATTGTCCTAGAGCTAGGGGTAGGAATGAACCATTCTGTGCTATAATCATACTGCCTGCACTTCCCTGTGTAGGGAATAGCTGTATTTGTCCAGGTATATCATATTGTCGTATCCAATCCTTAGGTATTTCCGCTGCATTGTAGCTACCAAAGTTCATTTGTAGTTTGTGTACTTCTACTAGAGGTCTCTTGTGTAACTGCAAGAATCCCCAGCTCATGAAGTCATTTTGGTAGTAATCATGCACTTCATCCTCTATCTCTTGTGGCTCAATGATGACTTGTAACATACGTTGTGTATAGAGTATTGCAGACTTGATATAATGGTCTAGCAAGCCCTCACCCATCTTGTTACCATATAAGTCTTCTAATGGAACCCCAAACAGGTAGTTCTCTACTAGGAACTGGGCATTAATGTCTTCATAATTGACATATAAATCCATGATTACCCCTCCTATTATTTCTTAGCAGTAGTTTTAGAAGCCGTCTTTGCCTTAGGCTTTTCCTCTTCTTTCTCTACTTCCTTAGGCTCTTCTTTAATTTCTTCCTTAATCTCTTCCTTAGCTTCCTCTACTGCGAAGAAGTTCTTTAACTCAAGGACACCGTTAAATACTTCCTCTGACTTAATCTCTCCAATACCATGTTCATCGAATACCACTGTTTCTGTAGATAGTACTGCCTCTTGACCCTTTAACATAATGTTTTGTACTTTTGGCATAGCAAATACCTCCTAATAGTTTATAATAATATAATCAATGTATCGTAGGGCATGATAAAAGGGAGTGAACTAAGTCCACTCCCTCCTATAGGATCATCTATTTATATTAAGCACCAATAAAGCCTGGTACGTCAGCTTTAATATTAGTATACTTCATCCATTTCTTCGGAGCATAAAGTACAGGTACACCGTACATTAAAATCATCCAACGGATAACTGGACCAAGCGTAGCTAAATCCATCTTCATCATAGGAGCTAGCTGTTTAAAGCCGATAATCTCTGAAGACATCTCACCCATAAATGAAGTGTACGTGTTAGCGATTGTTTCACCGTTATCAGTGCGAACAGTAGTCGCTGCACTACCTTGAGACGTTACTGCAAATTTGTCAACCTCATATAATTGGTTGCCATCTTTCTCAGAACGATATACACGGATGTAATCAACTGGGAATGCAGTAGAAGCAGGGTTAGTGATAGTTAACTTAACACCTTTAGCAAGGTCTGCACCAGTAAGTGTTACAGATACAACGTTAGATGGGATAGACTCACCGTGGTCGTTGTTTAATGTAATAGCATACTTGTAAGTACCTCCGCCTTGTTTAGCAAAGTCACCAGTAGTACCTGAAGCATCAATAACTGCTGCTAAAGTACCAGTAGCTGGAGCTTTATAGCTAGAAGCGTTCATGCTCATAGGCTTAGTTTTTGTTAAGAAGATATCAGGGCTGAACTCTACTTCTCCACCGTGAGTCATGAATTTGTTAACAACCACACCAGCTTGGTAGCCTTGTTGTGTTGGCATTAACACACGCTCTTTAGGGAAGAACTCTTGAGAGAACTGTGCCATAACTTCGAATGGTAAGAACATATCAGTTGGAGTACCGTAGTTCTGGATGATCATTTGAGCGCCCCAGTTCATGTGGTGCTCTTCTAAGTAGTTACCTTTTAAGTCGATAGTGTTTTCCTTATCGATAAGGTTAACTAAACCATCCCACTCACGACCTTCTTCTCCACCTGGCTTTAACTTAGAGTTACCCCAGAATAAAGATTGCTCAACCTGTTTAAGCATCCAAAGGATACCGTCTTGGTTTTGTCGAGCTACAACGTTACCAAATGCACTATTTACTAATGTCATTGGATGTGTAACTTCACGAGTAGTACCTAAGAACTTAACGAATGCTGCCTTACGTGCGTAAGTAGAGTCGTTAGTATCTGGTAACATACCCTCACCCACGAACGCTCCTTGGTTACGTCCGTAGTCTAGTAACTGACCGTATTGCTCTACAGTAGAGTATGCAGTCTGTTTAGGAATCTTCTTCCAGAATTTAATATGTTGGTCACCATAAGTAAGAACTTTTAAGCTATTCTCAAGTGACTCAACTCGGAACGCTCCACCGCCTTGTAGCTCAAGAGGGTTGACCTCATGACCTGCTGATAGGGCTTTATTAAGAGCATCCACATCTGCCTGTGTTGCTGTACCGAAACCTTGACCGCCTTGGTTTTCTAAGTTAGGAAACATGTGCTTTGCACCTCCGATTAATTGTTAGAACCTAATAGTAATTTAGCGTTAGCTGATAGGTCACTAATATTAGCACCTGACTCTAACGCTAGTACATCCATAGACAAGTCGCCTTGACCACCTTGTACTGCACTCATTAATTTACCAATAGCCATTGACTTAGAAATACCCTCTTCTTGCTTAGGAGCATCCCCATTAGAAGCTTCAAATGACTTTTGTATAACTTTCGTCTGTGCAGATGGCACTGACTTACGCACTACTGGAGTAGTTTCTACTTTCATCATGCGTTGTGCTAGGTCATTAATAGACTTAGATAAAGTGTTCTGGCTGTCTAAGATTGTTTGGTGAGATTTAACAATACCAATCATAGACTTAGCGATGATTTCATTAGACTTGTTAGTGCTATCAATAGACTTCTGTAACTCATCAGAGTGACCAGTCAATACTGTTGATAAGCCTTTAACTAACTCATCTAAGAATTCACTAACTTCTAGTGCCTTACGAACTCCATCATTAGATTTTAATGTGTCTTCTAATGATTTCTCTACAGGCTCATCTTCGTTAGCATCTTCTTCAGCTTCTGTATCAGCATCTACGTCACCGTCTTCTTGTGGCTCATCGCCACCCTCTGGTGCGCCTTCTTCAGGTGCTTCTTCATTACCTTGTTCAGGAGCGTCTTCAGATACCTCTTCAGGTGCTACATCTTCATTATCCAAACCTTTAGATAATGATTCTTCACTCTCAGCAGTACTTTTCTTTACTGCCTCGCCCATTGCCACTAACTCGTCTAATGACTTGTTGATAGACTCATCTAACTTGTTTACGTTAGCCATTCTATATACCTCCTTAGTTTATAGCCTTATTAATGAAGTCCTCGGCTTCTGCTCTAGAGTAGCCTTTAGTTAACTGTAAGTATACAATTGTTTCTCGTGTAGTTAATGACTTCTTAGCAAGTTTCTCTTTAAGAATTTTCTTCTTCTCATCATTATCTATCACATACGACAAGTTCTTTAAGTCCTTGTCTAGGCTTTCCTTACGAAACGTTTCTCCACCTTCCATATCCTCTGGGTTAGTTTCATAACCTGCGGATAAGGCTTTCTCTACCTCATCTATATGCATATGAGATGGTGCATTGAAGGACTTAACAACCGCTTCCCATGAGGTATGGGTATTAACTGGGTTGGTTGTAATTGCTACATTATAAATTTTAGCCTTTAGGATACGACTTCCATCACGCTCTAAAACCTTACCCTCAACAGAGAAACCTACTTTCCTAGGAGCATTAGACTTCTTAAGAGCTATAGCTAACTCCCAAAGTCTATCTGCCTGCGGTATTCCCTTGAATAACTCACCCTCAACGTATAATCCTCTGTCATCCACTCTACATGTTGGATAAGGGTAACCCATGATTATACTGTTGTCATGGTCATAGTTGAAATAGCCATGATTTAGGAAGTCGGATATGTCTAAGCCCTTTTGAACCATAGACTCACCCTGTCTATCCTCATCTTCAGTAGAAGCATAACCTCTGATAATGCGTTTGCCCTCTTCTGAAGACTTCTGTATATCAGCATCTGCATTTACGCTAAACTTAAATAAATCTGCCATCTCTTCACCCCCTTGTATCTAAAGTATAAAATCAGTTATAGACCTTATAACACATATACTATTGTTGAGTATACTGTTGGTCTATAGACTGATGTATTTGGTCATCCTCTTGTGCCTGCTGTATCTCCTCTGGACTTTGCTCCTCTGGTGGCTCTTCTCCTGCTCCTGCGTTAGGGTCATTAGGGTCACCTTGTTGCTCTGCCTCTTGTGCCATTTCCTTTTGCATTACGTAGTTTATAAACGTTGGGTCTAGGATAACATCACCATTTTCAATAGGTTTCATACCACGTTGTTTACGTAACTCGTTGATAGTCTTGAATGAGCGTACCTGTTTGTCCTGTACCTCAAGTCTAGATTTCTCAGACTCTTTATCAAGCCCTACAAAGTTGAATATAAACTTATTAGAGAATCTACGGATAATATAGCGATTAATTACGTTAGCTATAAAGCTTAACATTGGTCTTAATCCCTTATCCTTAGAGTTTTTAAGGCGGTCTTCAATACCACCCTCACCTAATCCTCCACCAGAGCCACCTGCACCACCACGGTTAGGGAAGTTTATCTCAGCAGGGTCAATTTGATATACTGCACAACAGATGTTGATAAGGTAGTTCATCCACATCTCGTACTCCATCTCTCTGTTAGATTGAGATACGTTAACGTATTCTAATCCATCAACAGATACTACAGGAGTCTTCCATGCACCAGTCATACCAGCAATTTGGGCAGTCCACTGTCTGCGGAAAGCGTCTAACTGTTCCTTACTGATATTCTGACCTTTGATATTCAAGATACCTTTTGTAGTACCCCCTTGAGAGAAGTACTTAGAGTTATACTCTTCTGCCCATAGATGTGCAGTTATTTGGTGTATAAGAATCTCTAGTTCAGAATGACCATATGGCTGAACATTGATATCAGTTCTAGGATTACGTACAGCAAATGCTAGTTCCAACCCTGTAAACTCAGCTATGATAGAGCCATTCATTATCTGTACAAACTTAGTAGACTGGCTATTACCTTTAAAGTCAGCAAATGTAACTCCTGTCTCTGGTGTAGGGTCA